TATGGTATGTGTCTTGACGTTCCTACTCAAACTCTTAGAAACAAACATCTATTAGACAAGCACGGTATTTCTACAATAGAACAAGCGGTTGCAGCTACTCATATCAACAATGAATATTTTATCAATAACAGAACAGGTGAATGTAAGTTACTAAATGTACTTCAAGGATTAACGCATTCTCAAAGTGATGACTGGTATGATGAAATGAAAAAGTACTGCGATCCAAAAATATATCCAAATACACACTTTAACGGGTGGGCGTTTGGTGGCCAGAATAAAATTGACATTCACTTGATGCTCAAACGTATAGTAAACATGATTTACGATGGATTACTAGAAACAGGTAAACACGATCTTATTCACTGTTTGGGTACTAGTATCTTAGAGTATGCGGTTCTGTTTACTGATATTCAACGGGCAGTTAGAAAATATCACAATCCAAACTTGCAAATTACATTTGATTGTGCTAGTCCGTTTTTCGCAGCAGCAAAAGGTTTGGTTTACTTTAATAATTCTATTGAGCATGATAAGAAATGGTCCTACTCAATGGAAAAAACTGCTGAAAATAAAAACTATGATACAGATAATAGAAAGTTTAGTGACGCAGTTTTAGCTGACGGCATCCATAAAATATTTACTGATTCTCCTGTAACTGATAAAATGCTTATTAAAGATTTGTGTTATAGGGGTCATGGTTTCTTGGGTCAACATGGTAAGGAAACTAAAACAAGTTGGGATACTTTGAGTTATACACTAATTCAAGCCCATAATGTTTATCAACATATCTATGCTGTACAAGAAGCTAATCGTAGATACGAGCAGGGCATAACTCCAAAAATGATTATGAACAAGTTTGAAGATAGTCACTTTGCTAGTATAGTAGATGAAATATTTTCTATGAAAGATAGAAAGAAAAGTTTGGATTTGATTGATAAACATAGCAAGTTTTGGATGCAAATGCGATCAGGAAGTCAAGGGTTTTCGGGTAAGAAAACGGTTAATAATATGACCAGCTTACAGGAAAACTTTGAAGGTGAAGTTGATCATCAGAAAAAGTTAGAAAAAGAAAAACGTAAAGGTTTAACACCACCCATTTTAAGTACTGACTTATTTTCAGAGTAATAGTTATGAAAAAACAAAAGATAATTGTCCAAGATAATATCAATCGTCTTAAAAAGATGATAGAATTAGCAAAGAATGATAAAGATTATGACCCCGAAACTATGAAAAAGCATTATAATGAACTATCAGAAAATCAACGTGAGTTATCAAGGCTTATAAAAATAGAATGGGAAGAAACTCATGAACGTCTTGATTTTGGTGACGATAGATGATTGACCAAAGAGATATGGCTTTACAAGAAGAACGTATCAAGATTAAAAATACAGCCAAGCGTATGATATGGGTTACCTTCCAAAAAGAAGGTATTCATTGTTATCCTCAAGCTTTACATGATCCTAGTTTAAAAACAGGAGATGAATATGATGTAAGCTTTTTAGGCTGGCCTCACAGACATATATTCCACGTTAAAGTGGGTATTCAAGTATTTCACAACGATAGGGACTTGGAATTTATTCAGGTAAAACGATGGTTAGTAAATCAATATACTAACGGTACGTTTGAATTAAACCACAAGAGTTGCGAAATGATTAGCGATGACCTTTATGAAATCATTGCTACTCGTTATCCCAATAGAGATATCGCAATTTCAGTATCCGAAGACGGAGAAAATGGTTGCGAGATATTTTATAATACACAAAACAACACACCTTTTAAACAATAGAAGTACTTAGGAGCAATAAAATGGCACGATCAGCATATATCAAAACTAACCCACGCACTCAGCGAGTTTTTGATGACTTGGACAAGTATCGCAATTTCTGTAAAGAATATGGGTACAGGTTTGATGAAGCAGATTTGTATAGCAACCGCAGTTATGTTTGGCGTCAGTATGGAAAGCTGTTAGCCGGCAAAGAAGTAAAAGATCAATGGTCTATTCAACTTGAAAGACTTTCAAACGCAAGGTAATATTGAAAGAATGGCTGGCAACGGCCATTCTTTACTTAACAAGAGGATATAATGAAAATTTTCTACATGAGTTTGGAGTCGTATGAAGAGCGTTACACACTTCAACTTACAGAATGGAACAAGCGAGTATTTGATCATAGAAGAATGAAAGTAGTTTATGTTCCGGGAGAAACTCTTGATGACTCTAACCAAATTGTAGTAGGTCAAGTATTAGACGCACACGGACGTAGTTACTTTGCAATGAGTCAAATGATGAACTTGGTTCGTATGATGCAGCAGGGTGAAGTAACAAGTGAAGACGTAATTTACTTTGAAGATATGTTTCAGCCCGGTTTTGAAAGTTTGGGATATATTATCACTCAAGTGCCAGAAAATCTAAGACCTCGTATCTTTGTTCGCTGTTTAGCACAAACTATTGATCCAGATGACTTTGTCCATGTTTGGGGTATGCAAAAGTGGATGAGCGAATACGAACAAATGGTCAACACTATTGTTGCTATTTCAAATGGTGCTGTATTGGCATCAAACGAAGAAATGGTAGCACACATGAAAGTAGCAGGTTGGACTGCAAACATTTACAACGTATCCGGTTTAGCATTTAATAAGCAAGAAGTTAGAGAACGTGTAGATCATAACCTAATCTTATTCAATAAACGCAAAATGCGCGTATGTTTTTCTTCACGTTGGGATCAAGAAAAGAATCCAGACTTTTATCTTCAGTTAATCAAAGAATGGTATGCTAGATATCCCAAAGAAATGTTTGGTGAAATAGAATTTTCTATATTTACAGGCTCAACATTGCGTAGTAACAAACAAGAATTTGTTGATATGGCTAGAGCTATGCAAGAAGAAAAGTTGCTTACGATTTATGAAAACTTGTCTAAAAATGAGTACTATCGTTTACTCACAGACTCTAGAGTTTTAGTTAATACTGCACTACAAGATTGGACTAGTAATACTGTAAGTGAAGCAGATGCTCTTGGATGTAATGTCTTATTCCCTGCATATCGTTCTTTCCCTGAAGTATTTGCTAACGATCATGAAAGAATGTATGTGCCCTGGTCTATAGAAGATATGATCAGCAAACTAGAATCTTTGTTGGATAAACCTCATAAAAACATGGGCAAAATCAGTGATTGGACAGACAAAACTGTTGATAGAATTTGTGATATCATAGAAGGCAAAGGCGAACAATGGTTACGTATGTCTACAGATTATAGAAAACATACAAAGGAAAACAAGTACTAATATGCGTATTGAAAATGAAGTAAAACTAGATTTCAGTGATGTTCTAATTCGTCCAAAAAGATCAACACTGTCTAGCAGAAAAGAAGTAAGTTTGGAAAGAACTTATCAGTTCAAGCACAGTAACGCAAATTGGACTGGTGTACCCATCCTAGCTGCAAACATGGATGGTGTTGGCACTTTTGACATAGCAGTCGCGCTTGCTGGATATAATATGATTACTTGTTTGGTTAAAAGTTATTCTTTGGAAGATTTGGAAGATAACTTTTCAAAATTCTTTTCTTATAATACTGCTATTAGCACTGGTACTAGTGATCGTGACTTTACAAAGTTACAAAGTATTCTTTATAAGTATCCTGACATGATACGGTTTATTTGTATTGACATAGCTAACGGATATTCAGAACACTTTGGTGAGTTTGTTGCTAAAGTTAGAAAATTATGTCCAACTAAAACTATTATTGCAGGTAATGTAGTTACCGCAGATATGACACAGGAGTTAATTTTACGTGGAGCAGACATTGTTAAAGTGGGGATTGGTCCTGGTAGTGTTTGCACTACTCGTATTCAAACAGGTGTTGGATATCCTCAACTATCAGCCATTATTGAATGCGCGGATGCAGCACACGGTTTGGGCGGTCATATCATCGCTGATGGTGGTTGTGCTTGTCCTGGTGATATAGCAAAAGCATTTGGCGGTGGTGCGGACTTTGTAATGTTGGGTGGCATGTTATCCGGGACGGTTCAAGGCGGCGGCGCAGTCATTGAAGAAGTATATGAAACCAATCAAGTGATCATTGATCCAGAGACCGGTGATCGTTTGGGTAAACTAGAAGAACGAAAAAAGTTCGTTCTGTTCTACGGTATGAGTAGTGAAACTGCTATGGAAAAACACCATGGAGGTGTCGCAGAGTATAGGAGTTCCGAAGGAAGAACTGTTAAGGTGCCCTACAAAGGTGACGTAAATAACGTTGTGCGAAACATACTAGGCGGACTAAGAAGTACGTGTACCTATGTGGGAGCCACTTCATTAAAACACCTAAGTAAATGTACTACTTTCGTTAGAGTCAATTCACAGTATAACAAAGTATATATTGACAAATAACCTGCTAGTATTCCTCCTATTAGTATAAATAGAATATAGGAGAATATATGAGCATATACATATTGTTAAAAACACATAATATAACAGGTTTAAAGTACCTTTGTAGGCACGTTACGAGAAATAAAGATACATGTTATACTTATCCAGGAAGCGGTACTTATTGGAAAAGACACCTAAAGAAACATGGTGAAGATATATCAACTGAAATATTAGCCGAATGTGCAACATATGAAGAGGCTAAGGAAGTAGGTACCCGCTATAGCAAACTTTGGGACGTAGTAGATAGTAAAGAGTTCGCTAATTTAGTAGAAGAGACTGGACAAGGAGGATCAGAGGTTGCGAGATGTAGAAAGAAGTTCAATAGGTTCGGATATGAGAGAGAACCTATACGTATGCTAGGAGAAGATAACCCAGCTAAAAGACCTGAAGTTGCAAAAAAGATATCCGAAAAACTAACCGGTAGACTCGTTACTTGGGGAGATAAAATATCAGCTTCATGTAAGGGAAGAACTGCGCATAATAAAGGAAAGCCTAATCCACATGCAAAAACTGACCAAATGAACATTGTTGTAATATGCCCTCACTGCGGAAAAGAAGGAGGGTTAGGTGCGATGAAAAGATGGCACTTTGATAAGTGTAAAAGAGCCTAAAAGACTTGTCAAAGTGTACAACATTTGTTAGAGTGAACAAACAATTTAATTCGGTGTTTCTTGACAAGAGATAAATATCTTTGCTACACAATGGTAGCAAATACCGAAAGGTCGTTGAGCATTAACGTTAGATGCTTTCAAAAGGAGAATATAAATGTCATTTAATAAAGTAAAATGTGATCCAGAGTTGGGTCAACAGATACACAAATATCTAGTCAAAATGGGAGTTGAAACTCCTCAAGTTGAAAACAATCTAAGTCGCACAGACAAAATTGAAATCATTGAAGCTAAGTTTACCGATATTATGCAAGCCCTCGGGTTAAATTTATCTGATGACAGTCTTATAGAAACGCCCAAGCGTGTTGCTAAGATGTATGTTAATGAAATCTTTTGGGGTCTAGACTATGATGCATTCCCAAAATGCACTACTGTTGCAAACAAGATGGGCTATGACGAAATGGTCGTTGAACGCAACGTAAACGTACAATCTAATTGTGAACATCACTTTGTAATCATTGATGGTCTTGCTACTGTAGCATACGTGCCCCATGAAAAGGTTCTGGGTCTTTCAAAGATCAATCGGATTGTTGAGTATTTCAGTAAGCGTCCTCAGATCCAAGAAAGACTGACTGAACAAGTATTCCATGCACTTTCCTATATTTTAGAAACTGAACATGTTGCTGTTATGATAGATGCACAGCATTATTGTGTTAAGAGCCGCGGTGTTGAAGATACCGGGTCAAGCACAGTAACTTGTAAATTAGGTGGGGGTTTCAAAACTGATCCAGCAGCAAGAGCAGAGTTTCTAAGCATTGCACGAATGGGAAAACCTCAGAAATGATCTTTAATGTAATTAGACAATTAAAAGAAGAAGGAAAAAAGATAGGCATAGTATTTTCTGCTTTTGACCTTCTTCATGCCGGACACATAGCAATGTTAGCTGAAGCTAAAAATCACTGCGACTACCTAATCGCTGGATTACAAACTGATCCAACTATAGATAGACCTGACACCAAAAACAAACCAGTACAAAGTATTGTTGAACGACAGATACAATTAAGTTCATGTAGGTTTGTAGATGAAGTTGTGGTATACCAAACTGAACAAGACTTGCTTGATTTACTAAAAATACTTCCAGTAGATGTTCGTATATTGGGAGCAGAGTACATGGACAAAGATTTCACTGGTAAAGAATATTGTCTTGCAAGTGATATAGAAATCATTTATAATAAAAGAAATCATAGTTTTAGCTCTAGTAGTTTACGTAAACGAGTAACAGAATCGGAGAGAAAGAATGGGTAAGTTTTATAGTACAAAAACATATGGTAATGACAGGGGACTAAGCTGTTGCTTTAGACAGTGGCGTTCTACTCACAGTCATTGTTCGCTACTTCATGGCTATTCAATAGGTGTCAAAATTATCTTTGAATGCGAAAGCTTAGATGAAAGAAACTGGGTCATGGACTTTGGCGGGCTTAAAGAATTTAAACAGTGGCTAGAACACATGTTTGATCATACTTTGTTAGTAGCTGAAGATGATCCCGAACTTGAACTGTTCAAGAATTTGCCCACACATGTAGCTGATTTGCGAATTGTGCCTGCAGTTGGATGTGAACGATTTGCTGAAATGGCTTTTAAGAAAATGACAGAAATTTTAGACAAAAGTGAAAAAGCAGGCACATTATTAAACAAAACAGTATCTGTTAAAAGCGTAGAAGTATTTGAACATGATGCTAACTCAGCAATTTATGAAGGATAATATGAACACAGTAACGTTATCAAACTCAGATGTACAAAAAATGACTATGGATATCATCAGACAAATAACTTTGTCTGGATATAAACCTGATTACGTTGTGGGTATTACGCGAGGTGGTTTACTTCCTGCACTTTTAATCAGTCAGTATTATAATGTGCCAATGGAAACATTAAGAGTAAGTTTAAGGGATCATGCCGAGCAAGAGTGTAATGCTTGGATGCCTGAAGATGCGTTTGGTTACTTGTCAACTGAAATAAGACAAACTGAAAAATCGCGTTGGGACGTATCACGCAGAAAGAATATCTTGATTATAGATGATATCAATGATACCGGTGAAACTATAAAATGGATTAAAAAAGATTGGGAATCATCATGTATGCCAAATGAAAGGTATGCATGGGACTCAGTATGGAATCATAATGTAAAGTTTGCTACATTGATAAACAATGAAGCCAGCGACTTTAAAGATATAGCCTATACTTCTTTGTCTATTAACAAAGCTGAAGAAGATTCTTGGATAGAGTTTTCCTGGGAAAACTGGTGGAAGTAATGTATGTACCCAAAAAGTTAAAATGGGACACACTTGGTTCTTTTAAAAAGTTCTTAGAAACAGAAACTACCGAAAAGGTTGTAATTTATAACGGATATGAGATAATCACAGAAACTACAAGATACGGTCTTTGTAATAGTCAGTTATCTTGTAAGTCAATTAAGGAATTAATAGAAAATGACAGCAACAAGACTAGTAGGACACGTAGAAAAAGGTTGGGGAAGTGAATTAATATTCGCTACTAATGAAAAATATTGCGGGAAGTTATTAAATTTCAATAAAGGTTCAAAGTTTAGTATGCACTTTCACGCAGAAAAAGATGAAACATGGTATGTTTTGTCTGGTAAATTTTTAGTTAAGTATATCAATACTAAAAACGCAGATATCAATGAAATTGAATTAACACAAGGAATGACTTGGAGAAATGAACCATTATTGCCACATCAAGTGATATGTTTAACAGAAGGCACTATTATAGAAGTTAGTACGCCTGACAGTGTTGAAGACAACTATCGTGTAGCATATGGTGATAGCCAACTTAAAGGATTAGTTTAATGGGTGTATCAAAAATGGTAGAAGCGGCTGACAAACAGATAAAAGTTTCGGAACTATTTTATTCAGTACAGGGAGAAGGTAGATATACTGGTGTACCAAGTGTATTCTTACGAACATTTGGATGTAACTTCACTTGTTCAGGATTTGGTATGCCTAAAGGTGAAATTAGTAACGAGAGAAATCTGATTCATCCTAAAAGCTATAATAACTATAATGACTTGCCATTAGTTACTACTGGTTGTGACAGTTACGCAAGCTGGGATGTAAACTTTAAACACTTGTCTCCTAAATTATCAACTAATGCGATTGCTGAAGCAATAGTTAATCTGTTGCCATTTAAAGAATGGCGTGACGAGCATTTGGTTATTACTGGTGGTGAACCTTTGTTAGGGTGGCAACGATCTTATCCTGACTTATTAAATCATCCAAAGATGCAATCATTAAAAGAGATTACGTTTGAAACTAACGGCACACAACCATTGTCTAAAGAGTTTAGACATTACTTAAGGAATGAATGGTTACCTAAACATTGGAATAGAGAAATTACATTTTCAGTAAGTCCTAAATTAAGTTGTTCAGGTGAAAAACGTGAAGATGCTATTATTCCCGAAATCGTTGTAGATTATCAAAATGCAGGATATACTTATTTAAAGTTTGTGGTATCAACAGAAGATGATGCTATGGAAGCTATAGAAGTAACTGAATTGTATAGAAAAGAAGGGTTCAAAGGTCCTGTTTACTTAATGCCAATCGGTGGCGTAGAAAGCGTATATGCTATGAATAACAAACGTGTAGCTGAATTAGCATTGAAGAACGGATTAAGATACAGCGACAGACTTCATATCCCGCTTTTTGGAAATTCTTGGGGAACATGAAAACATATAACAAACGAATCGGCTTTATCGTAAGTAGTCAAACACTTATCCCGCATGGAGGAATAGGTCAGTTTGCAAAAAGCTTTTGTGATCTAATGGTTGAGCATGGTATTAAAGTTGATATCATTACAGATAAAGAACTCAAAACTAACGAGTTTACACAATCACTAAAAGCAAACATTATAGCCCCGGATGATTCTTTAGCGTACACTAATCACAGTGCTATATTCATGTACGGAGATACTTTTTGCTACGAACGAATGTCAAACTTTCGTAATGCTATTATAAAAGCATTGGAGCATAATATCTATGATGTGCTTATATGTAATACTTACGAGTCTGTTCAAGTGGCTAGTACAATGGGCTTAGAAGATGTTATACAGATCATAGCATACACTCATTTAGAAAGTCAAATTTTCAAAGATACTAAGAATCCTTTCTTACATTCTACTAATGTAATGATGCGTAAGCAGTTAGAATGTAATGGTATAACAATAGGTACTCAAAGCAAGTTTAACGAACTAGAAGTAGGTGGTTATCATCTTCCTATTCCCGTCACTGAACAAGCATTGTTAGAAGAACATCACAAAAATAGGGAAGGTATTCTATTCATAGGTCGGTGGGAAGAAGGCAAGAATCCTGAACTTTTTATTGATCTAATAGAGCAAACAAAACTCTCCGCTAAAGTAATGACCAGCCCCAATGGTGTAAAAAAGTTTGAAGAACGGTTAAAGAAAATAGGTGCTCAATATGATGTTAGAGCTAGTATCTTTGGCAAAGAAAAGGTTGACTTTATTACTAGTGCTAGAGTGGCATTTAATCCTAGTATAGTAGAAAGTTATGGTATGGCATTTTACGAACAGCATATACAATTACCTACAGTAGTATTAGAAAATCAACGCTGGACTAATAACTTTGATGATAAGTACTTTTTTAAAGTAAGTAAAAAGAACATGGCTCAAACTGTGTTAGATTTGTACAACACTATTACTGATGCTAAAACTTGGTATAATACTGGTATCTTAGAAAAATATAGAAACATAGAAAGTAATGTATTTCAAAAATGGTATACATGTTTTAACGAATTTACTGTAAGAGAATCCAATTCAAATACAGCTAAAATATGTTCTGAAACAACAATAAAGCTTTGTGATTATATAGCAAGTTTAAATCGTAGTGTTATTTGCATTGACGATATTAGAAGTGTTTTAACTAACAAACACAAGTTTAGAGTGATCTATACAGATCAAGATACTTGGTTAACTAAAGACCCCAGTTTTGAACCTAACGATCAAGACGTAGGCATTAACTTATTTGAAGGACTATAATGAAAAAGATTTTAATTACTGGATGTAGTGGTTACATTGGCTCACACCTTTGTAAACTATTAGAAAACGAATATGAAATACATGGTTTAGATGTTAAAGAACCTCAAGTACCTGTCAAAAAGTTTTATCAAGTAGATATTACTAGACTGTTTACTATACCGGATCAAACTGAGCCATATGATGCTGTTATTCACTTAGCAGCATTAGTTAATGTAGGTGAAAGTGAACAAATGCCTATGCTGTACTATTTTACTAATCTAAATGGTACAACAAATGTAATGAATAAAATACCAACTAACAACTTTATATTTGCATCTACTGGAGCAGCGGTTGGGTGTGAATCAGCATATGGTATTAGTAAACGGGCAGCAGAAGATTGTGTAAGAGAAATGTGTACTGTACACAAGCCAATGGATTATACTATTTTTAGATTTTATAATGTGATCGGTAGTCATTATGGTATCAAGCCAACTAATCCTGACGGCTTAATGTATAACTTAATGAAAGCACGAGATACAGATGAATTTACTATCTTTGGTACTGACTATAGAGAATCATGGGACGGTACAGCGGTTAGAGATTATGTACATGTTATGGAAATATGTACTGCATTAAAGTTAGCTATTGAAACTCCTAGTAACAAAGTAGAAAGCTTAGGTCATGGGATCGGTCACACTGTAAGAGAAATGGTTGATATATTTAAACAAGTAAACAACTGTGATTTTAAAGTTAAAGAAGGTTCTAGGAGGAAAGGGGACTTACCATCAAGTGTATTAGAAAATGTTTCACCGTATATGGTAGAGTTATACACTGTTGAACAACTGCTTACTTTAGATAAATAGTACAACTGACAGGTAACTTATTATGGATTTTAGAAAACTTTTAGATATTATTAACGAAGCGGCAGAGTCGCTTCCGGGGTCAACTGATGGTGTAGAGATAATGTCACCAGAAGAATTCGTACAAACTGAATTAAGCAATGATGAAGTTGCTGATGAAGAAGTAGTAGATGAAGCTACAAAACTTTCAGCACCTTCTAGAGAATTTGGTGATCAAGAATTTCAAGATTATATGAAAAGAATCATAGGAACACCTGACTTAGATAAACAAGGTAATCCTAAAGTAGATAAGAAAGGTATTGAAAAGTATGTATCGGGTAAAGAAAAGACAGATAGGTATAAATTACCATACATGCACCGATCCAGCGTAATAGAATATTACGATGCGGCGGGTAACAGATATGACGAAAAGAAAGTTATTGATGTGTTGTCTCAAAGACCAAAAGAACTGTTAAAAGAAAACGAAAAAATGAAACACTCCAGCGGAGAACTAGAACAGTTCTTTAACGTTGGTTTTGCTGCGTTAACTGGTATCGCAGTTGATGAATCAGATAATAAATTGATTATCGTAAATACATGTCCGGGTGCCGGATCATGTAAAGTTGATTGTTTTGCTATGAAAGGCGGAAAGATTCAGTTCAAGAACGCATGGATAAGCGATGGTAGAATATTAACATATTTGTTAAATGATCCAGACGGATTCTTTAATCAGCTAAAGTCTGAAATTGAAAAAGAACAACGCCTAGGTAAAAAGGGTGGATATCGTGTTACTATTAGATGGCACGATGCTGGGGATTTCTTTAGTCCGCAGTATATGGACTTAGCATTTAAAATGGCTCAATCTATACCTGATGTTAATTTCTATGCTTACACTAAAATCGCTGGAGCAGCATTAGGAAAGAAGCCAGACAACTTTATGATAAACTGGAGTGAGGGTGCTAGTAAACAACAAGAAAGACAAGTTAAAGCAACTGATCCTAACTTAGAAAAAACAAAGAACTCTAGAATTGTTCCTGATGAATTATTCAAAGATTTATTGCTCAAGAAAGACGGAAAGTTGGAAAAGGGACCAAGTGGACAATGGCAACTTCAGCCGGGAACATTAGATACTCTTAAAGACAGACTAGCAATTAAATACGGTTTAAATAAAAATACTATTCTTAGTTATGATGAATGGGAGAAAAAGGGTAAAGATTCTATAAACAATATATGGAATGTTATCATTGCTCCCGGTGAACCCGATCTAACAGCAAACTCTCAGGGCGTACTAAGTACCCTACTCTTAAAGCATTGATATGTAAGGGGTATAATAATATACCCCTTTTCATTAAATCTATTGACATTTCTAAATAACCGTGTATACTTAACTAGTCTATTATTATACTGGGTATCTACTATGATCAAAAAGATTGGATTTGCGTGTAAATTCGTTGAAGTCAATAAGAAAGGCTTAATTGAAAGTGTCGCGGGCTTAAACACCGGCGGCACTACTCTTACATATCTCAAGAAAGCGGGAAAGAATGTAGCTGAACGCAAAATGTGGGAAGTAATGGAAACTAACATCAAACACACACATAATCTTGTTATGCGTGTTGCTAAACTTCCACTTGAGCTTAGAATTGTGAGGTTGACCTCAGACATGATGACAGCCTACACTCACGAAGATTGGCAATACTTTTACAAACTGCCTGACGTAGTAAAGCGCATGGAGCAACTATTTGCGCCCATTGGTGAAACTGCTAGAAAGCATAACGTTAGACTTTCATTTCACCCCGGGCAGTTTACAGTGCTAGCTTCGGAAACTCCCTCTATAGTAGAAAACTCTATTAGAGAATTTGAATATCATGTTGATATGGCTCGCATGATGGGCTATGGCAAACAGTTTCAAGACTTTAAGATCAATGTGCATATCTCTGGCAGAAAAGGTCCTCAAGGTATTATTGACGTTTTGCCTCGTTTGTCTCCTGAAGCAAGAAACATGATCACTATTGAAAATGACGAAATGACTTGGGGTTTGGATGCTTCACTGGAGCTTGCAGATCATGTTGCACTCGTCCTAGATATTCATCATCATTGGGTAAAGACTGGTGAGTATATTGAGGCTACAGATGATCGTATCAAGCGAGTGATTGATAGTTGGCGCGGTGTTAGACCTGTTATTCATTATAGTGTTTCACGCGAAGATTACTTAGTTGATCATTGCAAAAACACACTACCCAATCTTACTACACTATTAGAAACTGGGCACAAAAAACAACACCTTCGCGCTCATTCTGATTACTATTGGAACACAGCAGTTAATGATTGGGCTATAACTCACAACGAGTGGGCCGACATGATGTGCGAAAGCAAAGCAAAAAACCTTGCTAGCTTTGCATTATACGATACATACATTAAGGAGAAAACAAATGTTTGATAAACTCAAAAATCTATTTAAGAAAGCTGAAGCACAACCAGAGCAGCCAGTAGAAAAACCTGTTAAAGAACCAAAGCCTAGAGCTAAAAAACCTAAACCAGTTGAACCCACACTAAGCGCAAAAGAACAAGCAACCGCAAAAGGTGAACCATATATCAATATTTTAAAAATTGATGTTGATCCAAATGATATTAATAATGGTTCATTTGATCTTGACTGGAACGATAAGTTTGTGTTAAACTTAATTAAAGCTGGGTACAAAATGAAACCTGACGATACTGATGCAGATATCGTAGATCGTTGGTTTACGCAAGTATGCAGAAACGTAGTACTAGAAATGTATGAACAGCAACAAGCAGACCCAGACACTCGCGCTCAACAAATGCGAGTAATTCAAACTAAAGATATAGGCGATGGCCGCACAGAGGTAAGTTAACATGAACTTTAGAGTACTCGTACCGCACATTACACATGGACTTTCTAAGCACCATGAATTGTATACAGGTAAAGTTAAGGCAGAACAGTGGGAAGAAATATTCGCTTTAGCGTTAAAAGCTGCTGGATTTGGGTCTGACTGGAAGGGTGATAACAATCACAAAGTAGGGGTAGATCAAACTACAGACTGCGGAGTAAGAATTAGTAATAAGAGCGGGGCCATAAAAAAGAATAAGATAAAGATATCAGGATCAAGGTTGACTAAACATAAGACTCTTGAAGAGAAACTGAAATTTTTATCAATAAAAAACGAAGATTATATTATTTGTCTTGCTACCGACGCTTCTTGGAAAAAAGGTCACAAGAAATACTATTTTATCGTTATTGACTCTAATAATCTTAATTATCCTGATATGATTTGGGAAGATACTTTAAGTAAGGATAAAATGAGAGTAACAGGACACAAAGGAATAGGTAAAGGGTGTGAAGCGATTATAACAAAAGCAACATCAGATCAGCTATGGACTACTATTGAACCTTGCCTGTTTAAAGAAAATCACGTAATCGTTATCTAACCCGAGAAACAATTAATAATGCTGTCAGATATTTTAAACAAACGACATTCTACTAGAAACATGAGTGATGCTGATTTTGAAGCAGCGTTACCCATGCTTGCCCTAGAACTTGAGCAGACTAGTTTTTACTTTTCTTATACTGATGAAGATATGAGAAAGGATTGGAAAAAGCTTTGCGATTGGACTACTACAGAAGATAGTATCAATTCTACTAGTCGCCTAGGTATGAAGTTGAGTGAACACTTTTGTCCAAACTTTTATGATATTGAAAGCGCAACCGGCACAAGTTACAAAAGTCTATGGACGGCTAAGAACTTAGAAAAGATTTTACGTTGGAACCGCAAGAGCCATAGTACTCCGTATTTGAGTGAGATAAAACGGGGAATTTACTTTTGCTGTGGTATGACAAAAAACACAATGTATCGTCCTCAAATGATGAAACTGGCATGTATGAAGTATAAGTCCGAACGTGTGCTGGATCCTTGCGCAGGTTGGGGAGGTAGAATGTTAGGTACAGTCAGCTATGGTGCTAACTACATTGGGTTTGAACCAAACACCACAACATATAACAATCTAATAAAAATTGTAAACTTTCTAGGAATCCAAGATAAGGTCACGTTAATATGTGATGATGCTAGAAATATGTCACAGTATAATTTTCCTAAAGTTGATATGGTTCTTACCAGTCCTCCTTATTTTGATTTAGAAGTGTATGCACATGAAGATACCCAAAGTATTAAAAACATCGCTACGTATCAAGATTGGGCTGACTATTTTCTAAGAGAAATTATTAAATTGGGTATTGAACATCTAAACGAGAGCGGGGTTAGTTGCTGGAACGTAGGTAAAGTAAAAAATCGTGACATGAATGTTGATGTTGAAAAGTATCATAAAGAATTTGGGTATCAAATTTCAGATACTCTTACTGTATCAAGTAGTAAAAGACAAAGTAATCAAACACTTAGCAAAAACGCAAAAAGCAGCGACAACACTGTAGTATATTCTAAGATTGGTAATTTAGCGTAATGTCAAAAATACGTGCGTAAATACTCCTTAAAGTAAAAGAAAAGGTTGACAACTATATAATAGTAGTATATAATTATATACTTCATTAACTAGTAAGAGTAATTTATTATGAGTTTCAATATTAACAGAAAAGTAGCAGATATTACCTTCGTAAAATCTAAAGTTGATCAATTGAGGGCGCCGCAAAAAAAGTACTTACACACCAATCTATTTGCTGCTTTAGATGATTCAATGAAAAACAGTGACAATAGGATTATCACGGTTCCTGCACATACTGGCAGCGGAAAAACTTTTACTATTATTAACGCAATAATACCTTCCCTGATTGAGAAATATTCATCAAGAGCAATTGTTTTTACTTCACCTGATGTGGGTTGTGTAGATGACCCTTACGAAAAGTTCAAGAAAGAATACAACGGTAAGCTTATAAAAGATCATTTGGGTGAAATACTACAGATTAAAGTATATTCTAAGGATGATCTAAAGATTGACTTAGATTCGGACGATACATATGCTACTATGTACCCTCAAGTAGCAGTAGCATTTATTTCTATGCAGATGCTATATTCTTTATTGATTGACGAAACATATAAGACCAAATTTAAGATAGAAGACATTATCATAGATGAAATTCATTACGGTAATGGAACTCCTTCTGCTGCTACGATGCGGCTAGACCAAGGTAGATTTAACAGTTCGTATCATCCAGCATGGTTGACTACATTAAGGTCTTTGATTGATACCACTAACGTTGACTCTACTAAAAAAGCTCCTCGTATCATAGGGGTCAGTGGTACACTAACTAACAGCCAACGTGAAGGTAATTATGAAGGACGTCAAGTATTTCGTGTGATTCCTGAACTTCCTAAGGATAAAGATAGTGTTACCTTTACTAAAGGGTATAGCATAGGTGAAGGTCCAGAAGCTTTTAAACGCGCCCAGAGAGATATAGAACAACTGATTAATGAAATTAAAACGTTAGTATCAGGAATCACATCTGACACATGGGATAAAGCTGGGAAGATAGGAGTTAATGTGGTGTTGCCTGCTTTTATTTTCAAGTATGCTAGAGAAAAATCCGCAAACGGCATAACTATGAAAGGTAATAACGGTGTATTAAAGACGTGGTTGCACACTATAGGTGCTGATTATGCTAGGTCAACATCTGATATAAAACAGTACGGAAAATATATCCCGAATAGACCGTTACACTATATTTCAAAGTATGATAAATCAGTAGAAGTAATTAAACAGGCAAATTCTCAGTCTAATGCATCTAGACCTTTGGGTATATCAATCATGGAATCGGGAAATATGGGCTGGGACATTCCCAGAATCACCGCAGTAGTTAACCTAACCAAGCCTTCAGCCAAATATGTTACTAACATGCAGGAGCAACTATGCGCTAGGAGTAACAGACTCCTGTTTAACAGTAGCCATGATGAAATTAAGTATCTTATCGCTAATCTAGCTGTTTCTGTTGGTCAGAAAAGGCTACTAGCTGAGTACGTATGTAAAATGTCCACTTCGTACATACTATATTTGAATAGCGATCTTATGGCTGATGCTTACTGTAACTTTGCAAAGAATACTTATTCTGATAAAGAAGGTATTGATCTTTACATGAAGGCAATTGAAGAAGTAGAATCTAACAACAAAGTAGTAACGTTTCCTAAAGATAAAATGATTGTTTACCGCAAAACATCATATTCTGCAAATTCTATCAACAGAACATATAAATTAGCATATTGCCAATCTTGCGCTGCCGCTGGTTTATTAGATCCAGAAACCGGAAAAACATGGTGTGAAATTAATACTAGAAAGTCAAGAGAGTTTGAGCACGGAGCCGTGTTCAATGACGATGAATGGATGTTAGAATGGATTCATGCACTAGACTTGGATCATTTGCTAGACGGTAGAACGGTATATGATGAAAATAATCTAGTTACTAGATGTTCAAATACACATAAAGCTAAAACTTGGGGAAATAAGGATCATCTTAATAGATACGATCAGTTTGGTACTGTTTATAAGATTACCCAAAACACTAACACTTACTAGCATAAATATGCTACTATATAAAAACTAACAACAAATTGGAACTATTAAATGAAATATGCCTTAGTTGATACAGCCAACACTTTCTTTCGCGCCCGTTATGTGGCTTCACGTAATGCTGATGCTTGGCAGAAATTGGGTATGGCACTACATCTAAGTTTAGCTTCTGTCAATCAAGTTGTTAGAAAGCATGGTATCAACCATGTTGTTTTTTGTTTAGAAGGTCGCTCGTGGCGCAAAGACTTTTATAAACCTTACAAAGCTAATCGTGCAGTAGATGAAACTGCAATGACTGATGCTGAGATTGAAGAAAACAAAATGTTTTGGGAAACATATGAGTTGTTTACTACATTCTTACGTGAAAAAACTAACTGTTCAGTAATTAGACATCCCACTGCTGAAGCTGATGATATTATTGCTAGGTTTGTTAACTTACATCCAAACGATGAACACATTATTGTATCGTCTGATACTGACTTTATACAATTGATTAGCGAGAACGTAAAGCAGTATAATGGTATCACTAATCAGTTGATCACACTTGATGGTTACTATGATGATCGTGATCGTCCAGTCATTGATAAGAAAACTAAACAGCATAAAACACTAGGAGACCCGCAATTTATTTTGTTTGAAAAGTGTATGCGCGGTGATGCTACTGATAACGTGTTTTCAGCATATCCCGGTGTTAGAACTAAAGGTAGTAAAAACAAAGTTGGCTTGACTGAAGCTTATGCTGACCGTGATCGTAAGGGATTTAATTATAATAATATAATGCTACAACGTTGGACAGATCATAATGGCTTAGAGCATAGAGTACGTGACGACTATGAACGCAATGTTACTTTAATTGATTTAACAGCACAGCCTGAAGAAATTAGAAATTTAGTAGACAAAACGATTCAGGATACTGTTAAACTTGATCACGTACCACAAGTTGGCATTCACTTTATGAAATTTTGTGGGAAATACGAATTAACAAAAATCAGTGATCAAGCTGAAACTTATGCTAAATGGTTAAACAGCGAATACCGAGGTGTATTACATGAAAAAAATATTTTATGAAAAAGTAGGTAAACGATACAAGCCCGTTAAAGAATATGATTCAGAGTTAATGGATGCTTTTTATAAAGGAACTTACATAGTAGTTTGTCGTCCTGGTATCAGATCATATTCTTACAACATTGATCCCATGTTTGCACCAATGCTGGCAGCAGGTAAGTACGCTGAAGATAGTATGAGTAGTGCTATTGTTAAAGCTATGGAGTATAAACCAAAACAACAAGCTTTAACTGAAAGACAGCAAGAGCTTTGGAAAGAGCTTAAAAAGAGTTTTGCTGATCAAGATTTTGCGATTCATAGTGTTTCAGCATCAGACGCAGCAAAAGCAGGTATTAAAGCATTAGAACAAGAAGTAGAAAAGATGTTTGAAGTTCCTGCAGTAAAATTAGCATATGACCACTTTATAACAGTATGGGCATTAACAAAAGAACAACAAAAGGAGTAGTATGTCAGACTTGATCGCAAAACCTATTATAAAAAATCAGTATTGGGTTGTCACTGACGGTGACAAAAAGGTTGGTAACGTTGTTGCCGACCAAAACGGCTTTGATGTGAAATTAAACGGCACTGATCTTCATTTTACTAATACAGACGATATTAAACAAAAAACCAAGATTATTTTTGAATCTGTAAAAAATCAAAAGCTTAAACAAAACTATCCATATCCCGAATATCCAACTACTAATAAAGTATGTAACTCGGTAATGGATATCAAACGAAAGCTTCACTTGTTTACTAAAACACCAAAGAGTAAATGTTTTCATGTTGCTGGATGGTTTGTTATTAATCAAAACGGTACTGAACAAGTTTCTTTTTGCCCTAAATACATCTTTATCCAGCGGTATTCGTATCAAGGACCGTTTAAATCAGAAACTGAAGCAAATCAAGTACTAAATAATACATGATACATATTAAACGGTTTATAGATAAAATCTCTGCAATGGAATCTAAACAGAACAAAGATGTAGTAATTCCCATGCAAGAAGCTAGAGGTTTAAGAGATGAAGTTGCTAAACTATTATCCGACCTATATGAAAGAAACTTAGAAAAAGATAAAACCGAAGAAGTATTGAAAGTAGAAATAACAGGCGGATCATTTAAGTGAGTAGGAACCAACCCACAGTATTATTAGAGTATGTAGACAAAACTACATACAAGTGCGATCAGATTGTAGAAGCTTCTGGTATATGGGCAGTTTTTTATGACGGTCAACCTATTAATTTAAAATCCTCACATTACTTGTCTAACGATACTGTACCTAAATACAAGAAAACTAGTTTTTCTAATCCAGGTCACGC